AATTACGCTCATGTCCTCTAGAAAGGAGGTTCGTCTGACGTCAGAAGAGGTCACTGGGTCGAGAAATTTCTCAACCCATGCGAGTAACTCTTCGGCTCCAACCGGTTTATCCGCGCTTGCGCCAATAAACGGGTTCTGAGCTATCAGCGTCAGTACGACTCCTAGCCCCAGATAATCTTTACCCCGAAGGGTTAGACCCTGGTAGAGATTCCACTGAGGTACGGTTACCGCCCTTTTTACGAGGCTAATAACGCTGCTATCCTCAGGGAACCACCGAGCTAGGACTCTCTTGGCCAGTGCTAACCGAGCACTCCAAGATCTGCTTTTCAACTCCTCTTTCAAGGAGATTGGGGATATGTTGTCAGTTTTGATGAAAGTCTGGTTCGCGAAGTTTATGAGGCCAATTTGGCTGATTAGACTTTTAGCAATACCAACTTTTATCCCGAACTCATCACAGATCTTCAAGTACTCCGCCGCCACTGCTGCGTCTGCTATGACGATATCATCGCCAAGAACCAGATACAACAGGAACCAACCATGTCCACCAACGCGCATATGCGCAAATTGGACTAAAAAGTGGTGAACAATAGCAAGTCCTGCCCAAGAGGAAAGAGCACCCATAGGCTGACCTCTCGTATATCGGATAACACTGTTGGCTACAATGCCATCGGGTAACGAGCCGCCCCCCCGGGGTGGTTTCGGTATCGTGAACCCTCGATCTACGAGGATCTGCGCCCAAAGTTCAGCGCGCCGCCTCCCGATAAGTGGAATTAATAACTCCACGTAAAGGGGCAGTGGGATGATATCTGTTGCAGACTTTAAATCGTAACAGTAGAAACTTCTGATACCCTTAGAGTCACACTCACGGACAAACTTGTTCAACCGTCCCTCCTGATCAAAAGTAGCATCAGTTGGGATACGCTTGAGTATATCAAATATATAAGAGTGTAACGGTTCGAGCACAGCGTGAGTCCACCAATCGACTAAAGCGAAAACCCGGATCTTTCCCGCAGCTTCTAATTTAAAAGCTAGTTTCCCCAGAGGCGCTAAATGTTTAGTAAAGCGCGTAGAGAAGCGGTAAGGATCCCCTTTACCTTGGTAGATTTCCATATCTACCACTTGGGCTAATTCCGTCATTTTCAGAACAGAACCCAAATCCCCACAAGCTTCCAAGTACTCCCGAATCCAGTTCCGCTTGGCGCGAAACCAGGTCCAGGCGTCCTCGGGCGCCGTGAGAATATTAGGTCCAAGCGGGCCGGCTTTCTGGGTAAACCGACCCATGTCCACTTTATGACGGAACGCAGGTAAAGGCCCAAAGGTTTCCCAAAGGGTCTCCCAAATAGTTAGGACAGCCTCGGACCAGTGCCCAATATCTCCCTGAAAGGGAGGGGCTTGAATCCCAGATAGGTCAATCTCTCCGTACTTGGCACCCAGTGCCTTGTACATATTTAAGAGAGAAGCCCACCATCGAATCACCGGTAAAGAGCCGCTCCTTAGAGCGTCCTTTATTCGTTGAGGGAAGCAAACTGGCAAACCGTTTTTTAGACGGATCCGAGTACCTAACTGTTCAGTAGTTTTCATTCTCTCCCCACCGATATAGGCGTTCATTACGAACAAATATATCTTGAGTCGTTGAATTAGGGTATTAGGTCCTTGATGTTCTAGGAGTTTCACCAAATGCCGCCCGAGATGCTCGATCGAATTAAAACAGAGACTCTGTCTCGTTAGTCCACTGTAATGAAAGGCCTGACGGCCCCACATCATAGTGGTCTTCCAAACCATCTGAGCACCTAAATGAGTTGAAAGCCCTATAGCACCGGTATTCTCGTCAACTTTTATATTAGCTGGTATCCATGATCTGGCTTTTATAAAGACAGACCATAGTCCATTACGGAACATGGTCGGGCGAGGTACGTGTTTATGGTTTTCGCTTGTTACGGTTGGGAAGATGGGGGGGATTTTTTTGAAAGAAGCGAAAGCAGAAGTTACGATAGCTGGAGGTTGGGAACCGCGACGAGCCACTACGGTTAGAGGAGTGCCCATGGATAGACAAACCTTCTGTAATTCCCGGTATTCCGGGTCTGTGAGGTACATGAGCCCCTCAGGATCATTAGGATCTATGACCACCATATTACGTTGCCGTTGGAGGTTCCAATCCAAAAGGACTTGCCAATCGGATATGGTACGCTCCAGTGGATCCAGAGCTCGAGTCACACGTTGTGCCTCGCGTAATAGGTCCATTGGGGAAGGTGTAGTAGAAGCCTCGTCTCCCTCTTGCCTAAGGGGTGCTGAGACTGTCAGCTGACGAACGGCTAACGAAACTGATGGCAATATGATAGGGAGTGTTCTGAATAAGAGCATGATGATCTATTATATTAAAGTTGGCTAGGTAACCGTTCTCTTCCCACTCACGTGGAGAGCAGCTATAGGAGTCAAGGGCCACTTGCTTCACCCATTTCAAGCATCTAGCGGGTGCTAGAGGGCTATCCCTAGATGAAGACTACGTCTTTTCTAGGTACTCGATTCCAAAGTCAGACGCGCAGGTCTCGGACCTGATGTGCCTTGAGTTCTGATTACGGGTCGGGGGCGTTAATCCCTTCCTTAGGGTTTGACACCTAGCCTAACACTACTATTAACTCATAGGGGATACCCTCAGAAGTCTAGACGTGACACACCCCTGTGTCCATACTAGTTCTAGAGAACCATTTAAGGTTTAATCACAATTCTTCACGAATACGTGAAGGTGTAATTCTAATAGTATCAAGGAACCGAAGTTCTTGAAGTCATACAAGACTGTGCACGATCATAGTCGGCCTCTTGGGTCTCCGACCTGAGGGATCTGACTTTGTTCGCAGTACGTCGATCGACGCAGCTCCGTCCATTAATTGGCGGGAAATGGAGAAAACCTTCCCTTGCGAGGGGAGAAGCAGAGTCTTTATAGTCCTGCCAGCTCAAGACTGAGGGTAGTATACGTTTACAGCGTAGGCATGAAGCCTACCCGCGACTAGCGGTCCTCGTTGCA